ATCTACAAGTTTCCTCAAGCTCTCTTCGCAAAGCAGATGACAGTTGCCATGCAGCGCGTTCATCAAAATACCATCCATGAAGTTCCTGTGCGGTGAGGATTTGTGCTACTTGGTGCTCAAGTAAGACCCATTCAGGTAGCGGTGGAAGTGGTCGCATAGTTTGCGGGTGACGTTGACATCTTGTATGCAGTAATCTTGCATCTCTTGGCTCCACTCTTTCCAGTCAGCGGTCTTGCCAAAGTTGCCTTTGTATTCACCCAGTCTATAACCGTAGGATTCGAGTGAATGCCTACCGTATAGCTGTGATGGCATCATGTCGAACTTGTGTTTCATGTCAACGTCGAGCATATCTGTGTGATACAGACGTGACAGAAGCAAAGTGTCTACAACCAAGGCGGTTGGTGAGAACCACGGGTAAATTTTACTGAGGCAAGGAATGTCATACCCGATAATGTTGTGACCCACAATGATGTCAGCATCTTCGAGCCGTTGGACACCCCGGGTAAGCGGTTCAGCATTACCCTGATCGTTGTAAACAATCGTAGTGTCAGTTTCTTGCTCGTAGATAACAAGGCAATGGATGCAGGTAACATCATGAAGCAGGCCGTTGCTTTCTAGGTCGAACACTAGGGTGGTTCCAGACATAGGTTTTGTCAACGAATTGTGCACGTTTTACCATCTCTGGTGTGGGTGGGTTAGGTGGACCAAGAAGTTTTATCGTGTGGATCGAAGTCCTTGGGAGCTTCAGTTTCATTAAATTTACAGGTAGATAAATCGTAATCTAGTAAGCACGCGATGCCAGTTTCGCCAGAATATCGATTCTTAAGGACTCGCACTGTCGTAGCATCGTGTTTAGATCCACTCTGCTGATTTCGTTCGAGTGCAATGACGCTATCTGAGAGCTGAGCAATTGCAGCTGAGCCGCGTAACTGGCCGAGAGTAACTCTTGCTCCTTCTTCATGATTTTTGTCCGATTGTGTAGTACGTCGAAGGTGGGACACCAAAAACATGGCAATGCCAGTCCGTTCCACAAGACTGCGGAGACGGGTCATGGTGATGTCCAGCATCCGTCGTTCGTCACCATCTAGACCAGACAGAAGGATACTGAGGTGATCAAGAAACACAACACGAGTCTCAAGACCCGCTGCCATGTACTCAATACGGTTGTAGATATGGTCAGGGTCATAGCTACCAAAACCGTCAAAGAGGTGGAGGTTCCAGTTAGCTATGGTTTTGTCAAAATGATCTGTTAGAACTCGCTTGCTGTGTTCTCCAATGTGAAGGGACTGTCCGACTGCTGATGACATGAGTCCGAGAGCAGTACGGCGGTTAGATTCTTCAAGTGCCAGGTAACCGACCCGTTCTCCTGTATTAAGAAGGTCAACTGCGAGTTGACGACAGAAGGAGCTTTTTCCGATGCCAGACCCCGCAGTAATTGTTGTAAGTTCCCCAAACCTGATCCCGTGAAGCTTTGTTTGTAATCCTTGAAAGGGGTAGTCATGATCAGCAGGAGGTGAGGGTGTCGTTACAATTTCTAGCAGGTCTTTGGCATCGACAATGCCATCGGGTGTGTATTGTTGATGATCGTAATTACATGCATCTCCGGCTTGTAAAGCCTCTGAGGCATCCTTGTAGTCCGCTAGAAAGCCGATGTAAGCCTTGCCAGGTGGTAAGACACTCGCCATTTCAACAGCGGCCTTCTGGCCTGTCTCATCGTTGTCGGGGAAAATGACTATTTTGTCGTAGTAATTAACCCATTCGTAATGTTTTTGTATTGCTTTCTTTGCAGCGGGTGCACCGTTGGGGATGGAGACCACATCCCAATTTGGTTGGGCCTCCCAAACGCTCATGGCATCCATTTCCCCTTCGACGATGACAAGTTTTTTTGACTTGCTTGTCGTTTTGTGACGGAACAGTTGCATTCCATACAGGGTGCTGACCTCACCTTCACAGCGAAAGTCTTTACCTTTGGTCCTTACCTTAGCCCCAGTAAGCTTTCCATCCACATCGTAGTAATAGTGGCGTAGAACTTGTCCATCCTTGTAGGTTTTGAACAGCTCTGCGGTCTTTTCACTAATCTTCCGTGTAACCAGTCGGGTAGCAGACCCTTTAAGTTGAACATCGGACATGGTGTGAGTGTGATTGGATGTTGAGCCATCACTGCCTGTGCGGTAGTGACACTTGTGACAAAACGTGTGACCATCGGTGTACAGAGCGTTGGCATCTGAAGAACCGCAGTTAGGACAGGCCATGTGCCTAACAAACTCGCTCTCTAAGTGAGCCATTTGATTGGAATGTTGGCGTATGAACACCAGGGGATGCCCAGCTTCTCGCAGTATTGGGCGTAGGTGGTTTTGGATTTTTTAGAGATGGTGTTGAACGGAGACTGAAAGACCATCCGCAGATCGAGATCAGGGTTTTGTTGCCTGACAGCTTTGATCTTGCGACGGTCAGCACTATCCCAATACCCTTTGCATTCCAAGTGCACACCGTTAGGCAGCACAAAGTCAGGGCAGTACAGGTGAGAGATAGTGTAGTCAACCTTGACGCTTTCGTATTCGTACTTGACGTCAAGGTCAACCAACAGGTCCGCTACTTTCTCTTCGAGCTTGGACCTAAATGCCATCAGAAGTCATCTTCAAGAGCAGCGTCATTGCTGACGTCACTCACGACATTTGGATCACCAAGCTTGAAGCCTTCAGTCTTGCCGAACATTGCGGCAGGATCTGTGTCATCAGCATCACCGATGTCAACACCAGCAGACCCTGCTAATGCGACAACCTGAATCGCCTCCATTACAAGGCGTGTGCCAATCGTGCCAGTGGGCAGGGAGTACGGCTTCTGGTAGAAAGCCAACTTGACCTTGCTCCCGTTGTAGAGAGGCAGGGTGTCGTCTTCGATGACGGTGCCTTCAGTGTCAACAATGACAGGCTTAGCATCATCACTCCAGGTAAACCGAGTCTTGTACTTACCCTCAGAGACAGGCTTCCAGGGTTCGTCGTTGGTTTTGTAGTCACGCTTCTTTTGTTTAGAAGCGGCCCAGTCAAGAGCAGCGGGGCGATCTGCCTCAAGGACATCAATGATGGTGTCGTCAAGGATTGCCTCCAGTTGGAACTTACCGAACTGGCTGACCTGCAAGATGGCCTGAAAGCCGTCAAGAACGACAGGCTCAGGGGTCTTGATGATCTTTTTCATCAGCAAAAAAAGTAGGTGGAATCAATCACTCGTGACGGTTCAAGGTCACCAATGATTGGTGGTTCTGTTTCAGCGCCGATCTGCATGGCAAACGTCTTGAGGTAGTCATGCTCTGCAAAGAGATGCATGTATGTCTCACGAACGATGGATGAAAGAACACCCATGTCAGTAGCACGACATAAAACCGAGTCGTGTATGAGGGCCACCGGAGCGTTGAAACGTATTGTAGAAAGTGCCAGCAGCGAGGCATCAAGCGAATGGATTAAATTTGGAGCAGTTGCATTTTTATGGTGTGCTTTGTCAACCTTCTCTACCTCTTCAGTTGAGACGGAGACCTTGCACCGACCAAGTAACTGAAGTTCAATGTGCTTCAGTTTTCTTTTCATAAGACGTTGTGTAACAACAAAGCCTGATGGTGTGACCCATCTGATCTGTTGCTCACCACGATCAATGGCAGCAGCTACTTCAGATTCAATCCATTTCATCACTTTCATAGGCCCAGGGACAACGACTTCCATCGCATCTCTGACAGCCTTGACTGTTGCAGTCAGGTCATCCTTTTCAATCTCAAATCCTTTTTCTCTCAGTGCATCACGTATGTAACCTCTGTTAGAAAATGGCTTTGCATTATAAGGAATCGTCATAACTGTTCTCTTGGTCACCTTACGATCCATGTGTGGTTTGACACAATCAGGGACGTTAGGTTTCGCGTGTTCAGCTATAACTTTGTACGCATCCTGTGGCTTGTCACCGGGGATAACGTTGACCAACTTTGCAGTCGATTCATCACGGGCCAAACCAGCCAGGATCTGTAGTCCTGAGCAGGTTGCGTCTGTGGCGACCATCAATTTTGTGAACTGACGGGTGCATGTAATGACACATGCATGATATTCCTCACAGGCTGCAAGGAACTGCCACGGTTCATCAGCACCTTCCCAGTCTCCAAGGTTGTCGTCTGGGTTAGTGGCGATGGCTGTGATGAGCGGGTGGTTTGCCGCCGTCCACTCCAGTCTCTCTTGCATAGTTGCTTTGTCAAGACCGTATGTGGTGGCAACTTGGAACGCCAACCATTGTTCTGCCTCGGGTGTCACAAACGCCTCATCGTGAAAACGAATCAGCGACTTACCAAAGTCTGTGTCTTGGGGTGTCAAGAACGCAGGGATTGGATACACCCGGCCCCGATAATCGGCGCTGTACGGACAGTAGAACTTCTTGTGTTTCTTGAAGATCTTCACAGCGTTCATGGTCATGCGTGTACGGCATGATCTTCCGAATGCTTGTGCGTTGACGTTCATGACCTCAGCCGCACGCCGACAGTAGTCTTTGCGAGACTCTTTGTTCTCGGCAATGTCTACGGGCTTTGGCGGCAGGTCAAGCGAGATGACAGGGATGAACTTGCCGACCTCAATCTGTCGTTCTTGTAGCCTCTCAGCTACGCCTACGATGAAAGGATTGAGTTCGTACGCCACCTTCTGAATCTTGTTCAGAAACTGGATTGGCGTCTCTCCCTGTATACATGTGGGGTCGCCCCTGCGCACCATTTCATGACCCTTCATGACCTCGTTCAACAGGTAACCACCAGGGGTTTCGTTGGACCAGTCTTTAGGTTCAATTAACATCGGCCAGGCAACAGGACTGAACAGCTCAGCCTGTTCCATAACCTGATCTTTGATGCTTAGGAACTCTGGTGAAGGTGCCATGTAGTTGACTCGTTTAGAGCCCTCTCGCCGCATCTCAACCATGAACCAGCCACTCGTCAGCGAAACGCAGTCGAGTAACCAGCCACCTAGTCGTATGCGTGCTTGCCTTCCCCAGGCGACCCAGTGATCTACCTCACACCTATTGATCAACGTCCGGATGACAACCACTCTTTGTTGGGTGCCCATGGACTTGTGCCAATAATTTTTTTTAATGGTGTGAAGCAGACCAGGCACGTTGCGTTCGTAGTAACGAATCATGCACTCGTTTTCAATCGATGTCCCAATGGCATCGCAGACGTTTGCTACGATGCGGGACTTCGGCTTGACACTGAATACCTTGTCGAACGTGACCTTGCAGGCTATAGCTGCGGCTGCCTCAGGCTCCAGGTCTTTGAGATACTTGTAGATCTCTCTGAACGCTACGCCGTTGTGCCCTTCAGTTATCCTGCGGGTAGTTGACTCAATACGACGGACCACATTAGGCAGAAGCTGCTCAACAGAAGCCACGCCGTACACTGAAGCACTTGCATAGTCCTTCTCCTCAAGATGTTGGGTGTTTGCTCGAAGCTGATTAAGTCCTTGTCGGATCTGTTCACGTTCGAGAGTAATTTGTGCATCGATTTCAGATTCTGTTGGCATCCTCCTCGGAATACTTAACTGAGTTCTCGTCATCAATTTGTTGATGCCACAACTCAATAACTTCTTCTTTGTGTGGATGTTTATCCAACTCAATGATGAATCTTGCGTATTGCAATTCAGTCATCATCATCTGTATGTTCTCCTAATTGTTCAGGATGCACGTAATACAATGCTTCTTCAGCGCAGATCACAAGTTCATGTGATTTGTATGTCATGTACTGCCGAATCTTTGACTCAGCTGCAGACATACGTTTGTACACGTGCTCTTTAATTTTGCTGTCTTCGAGATTGCGTGCGCGAATAACACAAGCGACATCAGCAGGTAATTCCCAACCGGCAATCTTCCAATCCATTACATCTTCGTAAAAGAGTGGTTCAAATTTGTCGGCTGGGATGTCCTTGATCTTACGCCATTTATTTGGGAAGTCTTTAGCCATCGAGTAAGCGTACGTCCAAGAGATAAGAATTCATGTCATCGGACAATTCCAAGGCCATCCATGCGGCTTCCTCAGAATTGGCGGCGAGTATGTAGATCACCTCGTCGCTTAGACACACTTCATAACTCTTGAGTTGGCCTACGAGTAGCCCGTCTAGCCCTTCTTGGCTTTGGCTTATCGGGAAGGACAGTGTATGTCTCCCGTTCGGCCAAGTCCTTATAAATGGAGTGCCATTTGTGGTCTTCTTTGAAGTAATACAACCAGCAATGGATTGCATTACGGATGAAAAAGTCTTCATCCAACGCTTTCGCTTTCCCATCTTTAGTCAAATGACCTCCATCGGAATTGGACATGTAGCTACACGTGATTGTGAAAAAAACGTTTTCAGTTGTCGAGGTTCTGGGACTTACGGGCTATGCCCTGCCGCACTTACAAGATAGTGACCCTGAACTGTGACGCCACCCAATCAGTTGACTAAGTGGCACATCACATAACTTAATTGTGCGTTTTTGTGCTTCTTCCTTTTGTCTACAGAATGTGCCCCTTGACACTAAAAAACCCCCGCCGAAGCAGGGGTATGTAGTCAGGTGATCATTTTTGTTTGATCGTTGGGCTCTTCCTTCGGTACGGGATCCGGTACGTTCTTGGGTTCAAATGACTTAAACCACTCACGCAACTCCTGACCAGTAGGTGTGGATGCAGGGTACGCGGCGAACTTGATAGCCTTCTTTACGTCCGTGAATATGCGTGACGTGTTGGGCTTCCAGATCGTGTACGTGACCGGTGGTCCTTCCTTGTTACGCCTGCGCTCAATCCACAAACCTCCAGCGGTGAAGTAATCAGGCTTCACTCATCAGCTCCTCTTTGTTGTTTTCGCACCAATCTCTGATGGCATCTTCGTGACGCATGTTAGCGATGAAGTCGATCGGTATCACAAGATACTTTTTACCACGCCACACAGGGTAGTAACCGTCACCGTAAGCAGTGTTGGCGTACACTTGTACCTTGCCGCAGTCACCAATCTGAATCTGACCGCTGTCAACAGCTACGCTGCCGATGATTTCAGCATCATCAACAGTTACAAGCTCAGTGAATGCTTCACACGCTTCATCCTCAAGGGGATCCCATTCAGGGTTCAGGTGATCGTGTTGATGTGCTGGATGCTTGTTCTTTGAAGACATTGTAGAAGCTCCGTTCTAGGGTGGTTAGTTTGATGGATGGGTCCGTGAGTGCAAGACGTGCGCGTGCTTTAGCCTTGCCGATGTAGTCCTTTGGGTTGTTGTACCACTGGTTGACGCGATCGTTACTCAAGCTGTTGTACAGTAGTTATCTGTACTCTAGATAGAGATCTAGGTATTTCTACCATTGCCTGTGTTATGGCGTGGTTTGCTGACATAGCCTGAACCGTGACATGTCCAGTTGATGAACGTCCAGTTGTACGGGCTTTGCCTGCGTACTTGACGAACCATTTGGTGTAGTTCATGAAAGCCTCGCAAGGTGTGCGTACTTGTGTTCAGTGGTCATGCAATACCACTTCGCTACAACCCAGATTTCTGTGGGTGCATAGCGTTTGGGCTTGAAGCTGATCTCTGTGTCTGTGATCTTGAGGTGACCAAACTCACCCTGTACTAAGGCTTCATCCTCCATGTCCCACAACCAACCGAATTGGTCCTTGAGTTGGTCACGTTGACGATTGATGAACGTGGTCTCGTTATCAAACTGAGAATCAGTCTGATACATGCTGCGGTCTCGTGTCACAGTCTTGCGTACGAATGACCGTAGGTCCTTGATCGTAGGATCTTGGACACGTTGCTTGAATACGATTGCCATGGTCAGTTGATCATTGCGGGTGTGATACGTTCACCATGGATGGTGACTACTTGGAAGCCTAGTTTCTCCATGTGTTTGATGTCCTGGGTCCGTAGTGTTTTGTGACCTGACAAGTCCTGGAGTACATCAGCCATGTCATTCACAGGGTATGCACGGGATGTGCCGCACACGTCCTTGATTACATACGTTGCCATTCTTGTACCGTCAGATACTTTCTTGGCGTGCTTGATGGCCTCTTCCGTGTACAGGTGCTTGATTGTTGCTAGGTCCATGATTAGGTGGTTGCGTCCTTGTGTTGGTGATTGTGATTACTTGGCCGGGATGCACCCGTCAGGCACACCACCAGCCTCTGCAATCTTGTCATCGATCTCTGGAATGTAAATACCCAGACCAGGATCGTCACGTCGCATCATCAGTTCGGGCTGTGATTTACTTTGAGTGATTACATGATCGACCAACCGTTGATACACAGACGACGGAATGTCCTTGGCTTTGTCATAATCATTTTCATTGATTTCCCCATACCAGAACACACTACGGGAACCGCATGAGTCAGTCCAATGCAGCTTATGTTTGCCGAATGTAAAACTCTCAACATGTTGATCGTGTGTCCGTGAGACAATGACAACTTTGGGCCATGATGTCCTTGCCTTGATCCATTCGTGGTTGAGTGTCCACGGTTGGCCTTTCGCTTCTGCTTCAGCAATGCAACCAGCGCAGAGTTCTAGTACTTCAGCCTTTGTTTTGCCGTATGTTTTGCCGTGGCCGACCTCAACAGACCAGCGTTGTTTCATGCCTTTGAGTGAAATCATGGGTGCGTCCTTGTAACAGCAGTTGTGATTGTGATTTGTATAAAGAATTCCCCGACGATTTGTCGGGGGTTTGTGTTACTTAGCGTGATTTAATGCAAGGGTTTTGAAGTCATCGACGAATGAAATAATCGTGCCTAATTCTTCATTGCTGAAATGTTTGGTCACGTTGTCACTATTTAGCGCGTGGTTAAATAGTTTCACAATGTCGTTCATCTCGTCGTGGTAGACTTCAAACTTAACGGCAACTTTGTGTTCAGTTGTTGTCATTTTGTGGTGAGAAGTTGGGCGTCGAGTAATGGAAACAGCTCAGCTTTTGCATCTGATACTGTATAGAAACCTTGTGCACATTTGTGATCTGATGTGATCACATAGTGATACATTCTCATCAATCCGATGTTAGTCGGCTTGTAATAATCCTGAATGATTGCAACTACTTTGTCATCAAAATAGATGCGTTCATGGTAACACTTTGAAGTGTCATTGATGCGTTCAGAAGAGTACATAATCAGCGGATGGAGAAATCACGAACATCAGAGCGAAGCTGTCTAGCTTGTTCTTCTAGTTCTCGTGCTTTTTTGATGTTGTTCTGTACACCTTCGAGCGTGTAATCTGTCCGGCGTTTGTGACAATCATAGGCGCACAAAATAACGCCAGTGTCTTCATCAAACTTCGCTATGTACATTTCGACCTTTTCACGGGTCTTCAGGTTACGCAGCGTTGCCATGATGGAAGTGTGCTGAGCGTGGCAGATCAGAGACCATTCCCGGTCATCCGCTGCCATGTTGTAGCCATGGCTTTGCTCGTATTCTTCCAGCTCTAACCGCAGCTTCTTAACGAAGCCGCCATAACCGGACACGGTGCGACCCTTCGAGCCGACCCATCGTGACAGGATGCGGATGAGGTGGCCCTCAGTCTCGTTCGCCAGGGCGTTGATCCTGTTCTGTGCGTTGATGCGTTCTTCGGAGATCATGAGAACATTTCCGTGAAAAGGTTAGGGCGTTGCTGTCGTTCGTAGTCTTCCTTCACTCGCTGGATGCGCCGCCGTAGGTATTGGAGACGCACTTCAGCGGCGTGCACTTGTTTGTTCAGCTCGTAAATCTGCTGGTTTCGTTCTGTGATGGTCATGATTCAGTGTCTTCTTCGAGTAGTTGACAGGCAATCTCTGCCAGATATTCCTGCTCATCCTGAAGCTGTGAGGCTTCAAAGAAAGACAGGCCAGTGGCTGCCATCATGTCCTGAACCTCTGGGCGGATGGTCATCGGTTGCACTCCTGATAGCTTTGGCCTGTTCTAGCCACACATTGGCGGGCTGTGAAGTCATTCACCCAGGCACCTAAGCCCAGCGTGACAAAAAAGATGATTGTGAGGTAGACGGTCAAGGCTTTCACTTGTTGTACCTCGCTAGATAGTTGAAAACGTCCTGATCGTTGGTGATGTAAGTCTGGACGTCGTAAAGGTCAGTGAAGGGGTCGCCGTCTTGATCACCGCAGCCGTCGAGCAGATGGTAGGTGGTCTCGCCTTCTTCGTCTCTGCCTTTACGAAGGAAGAAAGACGTGCAGTTGGTCAGGGCGTTGTTGAGCTGTTGAAAGGTGTAAGTCGTGTTGGACATGGTGTCGGGATCGGTCGGTGAGTTGGTGTGTTCCGCCGATGGACACATTCTTGCCGCTTCACCTGGCAAGGAGCAGGGCTAATTGTGCCACTTATCCAACTGGTTGTGGCCGCACAGATCACAAGAGATAGAACCGCGCGCGCGTTACATGCATAGGCACTGCATTGGTATCGGTTGATACCGTCCAGCCTTGCGTATCTGCCTTTCACACAGGTACGCAGACACCACAAACCCTAGTTATTGCAAGGGGTTTGGGCCAGTCCAACCACGTCCAAACACCCCCCCGCCCCCCATTGGACGCAAAGTAGTACAGGGGTACTGGGGGTGCTGCATCCTTGGGCGAGCGTATAAATGACTTAAGAAATTTTTGTCATTTTTTATCGGCTTTCTGCTTAGCCCAACACTGCTGACATGTGACCTCAACAATCGGGTAGTTCACATTTACGGGAACTTCTACGTCACATACCTTACATTTCATGATACGTGTATCGTGTAATTCAAATTGCATAGCGTATATAGAGTATATATAGAGTATTGGTGGTTTATGTTGTGTATATGGGGTGATAGATATTATTTTAGTTAAATTACCCAAATGTCATCTAAGTAAAATAATGTGTCTACCGCTCTTGCTATGCGGATTGTAGTAAAGGGGAAAGATTGTCTCCTTCCCCAGTCCAGGGGTCGGGTCCACCCTTCCCTTCCCCTGTATACATGTGGGCTCGGTCTAAACCCAGTTGTGGACTGAGGTCTTGTTTAGCCCTCTTGCCTGTCGTCTTTGGTCTGCATTGAGGCCTAAGACGAGGTGGTTAGCGGAGCCTTGAGGGTCTTCTATGGAAGCTTGGAGCATGTCATTCCATTCTTCACGTTTTCTTTGGTTGACAGCCTCCTGAGCTGAGATAGACATGCAGTCAGTGAAGTATTTGACGCCTTGAGCAAGAGCATCGAGTCTGTCATCATGCTTGACAGCCCCTTTCTCCCTACACATACGGGACATCTGATAAAAGAGCATGTAAAGGAGTCTTTTTTCAGGTGCTTCGTCTTTATTAGACTTGTAGTCCCATTCAATGACGTTTTTATCGACAATAAGTCGATGTTGGTTCATAATAGGTTCAAGGGCATCAATAATTCTGTCTTCTTTGCGTACATTGGCACGGACTTCTTCGACATCTATGCCTTGTTTGGTCTGTTGGAGGTGTTTTTTGAACAGCTCACCAACAATGCCGTCACCAAAGTTGGTTTCGACTACCAGCTTAGTTACATTGTACTTTTTACAGACTCTTAGAATGTCCAGGAGCGTGTTGTCTGAGTATCCGTCTCTGTAAGCACACATTTCGTGCAAGTACAGGAAACCGTTTCGTTGGGAGATAAAAGCTGCGCTTGTCTCATCTGTACCACGACCCGACGGGTCAACGCTGCAGATGCTCTCTGTGTAAGGATGCCATTCTCCTTGTATGCACATTGGACTGTAGAAATAATCTCCAGGTAGTCCGACAGTTGGTAGTTCTTTGATGACGTTAGATCTGTCTGAGCACCAGACGATGCTGTCAGGAGCAGTGGTAGGATTAACAGAGGTGACGATGAGGTCAGCCATCTTAAGTGGGAATTTCTCTGCATCGGATAGTGAGGTATCGAGCATGAACTGGAGCATGAAGTTGCTCCGTCCCATGGCTGCTTCACGTTCGATGAGGTCATCATCAGCGAAGCGGTCAGGGTCTGTTACTTCCCAGGGTTCAGCGCCGTTGTCTATATCGGCCACTAGCTGCGGCGCTAAGAGGCCTTCGTACTGGCTTACCTTACGAGGGTACCTAGCAGGCCAAACAAAGGGCTTGTAGGACCTCTCAGCTAGCTTACGATAGACTGTGAAGGTTGTCTGAGGTGTACCTAGGAAAAGGATGCGGCTATCGTCTTTAGGTGTTAGGATTGACTCAGCTTCTGTACAGAGTTGAAGTAGCTTTTCTCTCATGAGTTCGGTCATGGAGTTACCAGGTACTTCTACGTCGTCAAGAATCATCAGGTCAGCGCGGCTTCCGGTCAACTGACCCGTGATACCGACTGATTTAACACTTGGAGCTTGGTGAGGGCTACAATTAACGTCGAACGAGATTCTAGACCATCGGGAGTCATCTGCTTTAGGACGTAGGTGAACTAACCACGGTGTTTCGATAATGAGTTTCTGTAAAAAGATAGACATGTTGTCGGCCCGTTCTTTGGAGGCCGAGATGATCATGATCTTTTTTTCAGGGTCATTGAAAAGTGTCCACAGAACAAAGGCTCCAGTAATCCAGCTCTTTCCCACACCACGGAAAGCCTGTATTTGAAGACGCTTAGGTCCAAATTGAAGGTAGTCTGCGATTGCATATTGTGCACGGGTAGGCGAAGGTAGATCAAGCTGAACCCACAGAGCTTGTAGGAACAGCTTGAAATCATCTTGCAACGCCTGAACGACGTTGTTCATAGTTTATTTGAGGCGGGTGTTATAGCTCTTGCCACGCCAAGTGAAGGTCTTTTTACCTTCGCGACGTGCTTTGGCAAATGCTGCATCAAAGTTTGAGGCACCTGCTGCACGGGAAAGCTTTGTTTCTTGTGCTTTGTAGTCACTGCCCATGCTTGCCATGGGTTTCTTCGGCTTAACTGGCTTTGCAGGACCTTGAATGCCAAGGCGTGACATACGTGATTGACCAGGTTGACCGGCAGTTTGTGCCAAGCGACCTGCGATTTCTAGACCAACAGCTTGTGCCAGTCCAGGACCACCGCTAGCCCTGAGCTTACGTTTGCCAAGCAAACCACTGACCTGACGCATAGGGCCTTGTACAGGGGGTTTTGCTGGGCCTTGTGCACCACGAGGTGCGCCAGTAGCGGTACGGGTAACGCCGCGGCCACGGGTCACACGGTCTTTAGAACCAGTGTCACGTGCGACTTGTGCAGCTTTTTGACGTTGTACACGTCCACGTCCGTCGTTACGGACAGGTGTCTTAGCGGTTGTGCGACCGCGACGGTTGTAAGTACGTTTTGCCATCAGCGACGACGCCCCCGACGATTGATACGAAGGTTGCGACGTGAGTGGCGACGTGCCTCTTCACGATTCCGACGAAGGCTACGCTCACGAGGATCTACAGACGCACCTGTTGTGCTGCCTGCACGGCGTACAGCGGGACCAGGGTCGCCTTTTTTGCGGTATTGACCGTGAGTACCGGTTTTTTTGACTTCTTTTACGTTTTGACCGCCCATGTCAAGGAAAGCGGCACCACGGTTAGCAGATTTAGGTGTTGTCTTAGATTGAGCAGGCTTTGCTTTGATAGCAGGCTTTGCGTTACGGGTAGCTTTGTTTGCATCGCTGTGGTACATCTTATAGATGCGGTTAGCAGCTTGCTTGAACCTTTCTTGAGTGATTTCTCCAGCCTTGAGCTTTGCGCGAAGCTCGTCATACTTTTTGTTAGCTGCTTTTTTAGTTAGTGCCATTACTTAATGTGAGATAAAATAAGAGTTTCTCTGAGACGGTTAATTCCGAATGTTGCTCTCATCCACGAGAGCCAATTACTACTTCCTTTGTCCTGATTACACTGTTTGCAGCAAGGTACGAGATTGCTTGTAATGTCTTCACCACCAAAGGTTCTTGGGTGAACGTGATCCAAAGTAAGTTCGTGTAAGTCATAGGTTTCTCCGCAATAAACACATGTGCATCCAAAGTGTTCTTTGATGCTGCGCCTCCAAAGGCGCTTTGCTTCAGAGGACGTCATGGTTATTAGGTTGTAAATGTAGTGATCAGGAGTAGGAAGTAAAGGGGTCATGCGTAACGTTGTTTCATGCGTGGACGACGGCGGTTTGCAGATGCATTCTCTGTCTTACCTTTGCCAGGTCCAGTATGAGATGCGTCTTTGCCGTCTCCGTTACCGTACGTGCCAAGCTTGCGATTGAGCTTGTTTGCTGCTGTACGAATCATGAGCCCTTTATTCGTTTTGTTGTAACGCGATTGCTGTCGTAGTCTGCGTCGTTTAGCCTTTGGGTTGGCTTTGTAATAAGTAGAAGTTTTCATCGGCTATACAGCCTTGATTGGACGAGTTCGGGATCAACTTCTGGCATGACACTAGCCAGTTTAGCGAGAGGGTTGTTGTCCATAGCAACACCACTAATGTCATTAGTTTTGAGCCAGTCACAAGCTGCC